CGGGGGTGGAAACGTCCATATCAACAGCGCCGGTCTCTTCCACAATGGCAAGAGTGTCGGCGATACCCACGAGCACACCGACGTCACGCCAGGCCCAAGCAACACTGGGCCACCGGTATAAGGAGCGCATATGCCCGACGTCTCCCACTTCTGGAGCAATGACCTCCAGGTATCTGCGACTGGTGATATCCTGCTCGTCGACGGCGATGATCTGACGACACAGCGCATTATCCGGCGCCTGATGACCTCCGTTCAGGCATATATCTGGCACCTGGATTATGGAGCCGGCGTGCCGGCACAGGTCGGATCTCCCCTGAACCTTGATTTGGTCCGCAGCATCATAAGGGCGCAGATCGCGCTCGAGTCCACTGTGGCCAGAATGCCAGCCCCGACGATCACAGTCACTGAAATCCTGAACGGCGTATCCGTCTCGATCCTCTTCTACAGCGCGAAAACGGGGCAACAAGCCACGTTGTCATTCGACGTCAACAGGTAGCGGCAACTATATGGCAACGTTGAATATTAAGTCGCTGACCACTCTGGTCAGGGATCAGGCTACGGCTATCCAAGCGAAGGCCAATGCGCTGATCGATTTTACGATCGGCTCGGTTCTGCGCTCGATGGTCGAGGCGAACGGCGGCGTTGGTCTTTGGCTTCAAGGCCTAATCCTTCAGGTCTTGGCGCTGACGCGCGCGGCTACTTCGATCGGCACAGATCTCGATACATGGATGTCCGACTATGGCCTGACACGCCTTGCGTCGACCGCATCGGTTGGCAACGTCACCTTTTCTCGGTTCACCCCGACAACGTCAGCGCTTGTTCCGATCGGAACGCGAGTTCAGACTTCGGATTTTACGCAGACTTTCGTCGTTACCGTCGACACGTCTAATCCCGCATATAGCGCCACATCGGGTGGCTATATCATTCCAGCGACCGTTTCGAGCGTGACAGTGCCCGTCGCTGCGCAATCTGCCTCGTCCGGCGGCAACGTGCTGGCAAATACAGTTTCGGTGATCCTAGACGCGATTATCGGCGTCGATACCGTCAACAACTCCGCTGCATTTACTGGTGGCACAGATGGCGAAAGCGATGGCGCGTTCCGGGTTCGCTTTGTCAAGTATCTCGCATCTCTGGCGCGCGGCACGGTCGCGGCGATCCAGTTTGCAATTTCCAGCGTTCAGCTTGGCATCCGATCTGTCATCCTGGAGAACGTGAATTATGCGCTCGCGACCCAGCGCGGCAACCTGACGATCATCGTTGATGACGGAAGCGGATCTCCGCCGACATCGCTAATCAACAGCGTCTATCAAGCCGTGGATGCGTATCGCGCGGCCGGCATAACCTTTGGTGTGTTTCCACCTTCGGTCATTTCCGCGAACGTGAGCACCATCATCGGGGTTGCCTCCGGCTATGACGCGCCCACCGTGAAGGGTGCCGTAGGGCAGGTCGTAACGAATTACATCAACACCCTCGGGATCGGTGCAACGCTGCCTTACACACGGCTTGCGCAGGTCATGTATGACGCATCGCCTGGCGTCACATCCGTTTCGAGTCTTTTCCTCAATAGCGGAACTTCTGACCTCGTGCCGACGGCAATCCAGGTCATAAAGTCCGGCATAATCACGGTAGACTGATGGCCACAGGTGATCCGGACGATATGCTTGCCCGCATCAAGGCAACGGTGCCTGATGGTTGGTTCCCAAGCTCTTCGCCTATTCTAGATGGCCTCCTGACGGGCTTTGCCAATGTCGCCTCGTGGATCTATGGGCTCATCGTTTATGCAAAGACACAAACGCGCATCCTGACTGCGAGCGATGGCTGGCTCGATCTGATCGCGTTTGACTTCTTCGGGCGCCGAATGCAGCGCGGCTCGCGAACCGATGATGCTTATCGAACGGCAATCATCGCCGAATTGTTTCGCCCGAGAAACACGCGGCAGGCGATTATTGATGTGCTGGTTGGCCTAACTGGCAATGTTCCTGACATCTTCGAGCCAGCGCGCCCGCAAGATACAGGCGGCTACGCTCCCGGCCCTGTCGGCGACGGCCGTGGATATGGGCTCGCATACAATGTGGCAGGCGGCTACGGCTCGCTCCTCATGCCATATGAAATCCTCGTCACGGCCCATAGGTCGCCCAGTGGCGGCATTCCAACGGTAATCGGCTATGGAGGGCCAGCCGGAGGCTATTCAACGCCCTCGACCTACGAATACGGCAATCTCGATATGATCGCAGGATCAGTGACGGATGCTGACATCTATAGCGCCGTCGATAACGTGCGCGCCGCAGGCATAACGGCGTGGGTCCGCATCGATGATGGGATCAACGAACCGCCAAACGGATATGTGTATCTTTTTGGGAATACCGGGTCCGCAATTGTTCAATTGAGCGGTCAGGTCTCTGACGTCGGCTATGTCAATCTGATCGGCAAGCTTTAGCCACTCCTTAAAAATTAATCTCTCTGATTGGAGAACACCTTGAACAGACATATCGTCTATCCAGGGCAAATTCCGCTCGACACGGATCTGCTGAATGCAATTCAGGATGCCTTTTATAGTGATGGATGGCTCGCGCTTTCCACCATCGGCTTAGGCACTGCAGTTGTCGGGCTTGCCGTTACGCCAACGGTTCCCGCCTCGCTTCAGGTTGACGTCGCACCTGGCGCGATCTACAGCCTGCAGACTGTGGACACTTCGGCCTATGGTTCTCTAGGCACGGATTCCAATCAGATCGTCAAGCAGGGGTTGGCCAAGTCATCCTCTACGCTGACCATTACGCCACCAGCGACAACGGGGCAGTCTCAAAATTACCTCGTTCAGGTGGCTTTCGCTGAGACTGATACCGGCGCGATAGTGCTCCCTTATTATAATGCGGCAGACCCTTCGGTCGCATGGCAGGGGCCAGCCGGTTCTGGGACCGCGCAAAATACCGTTCGTCAGGACAATTGTGTCATAGCCCTGAAACCGGGCGCTCCTGCGGCTACGGGCTCCCAAACGACGCCGTCTCCTGATCCTGGCTATACTGGCATCTATGTTGTCACAGTCGCGAATGGCCAGACGACAATCACGAGCGCCAGTATTTCAAAGGTTGCAACAGCTCCCTATTTCCCGACACTTCCGCAGATCCCGGTTGCCGTTCAGAGCGGCACATGGGTATTCGCTGTGGCCGGCGGCTCGGCAAACGCGATCACGGCGACCCTGACCCCGGCGCCATCGTCCTACAGCAACGTCGGACAGATCATTTTGGTGCCAGTCGCCACGAATACCGCAGGTGCCGTGACGCTCAATGTGAATGGCCTCGGGAACATTCCAGTCTCAGTTGGAGGCAACGCGAATATCCCGGCTGGAACTTTTGTCGCCAACATTCCGATAGCGATCACCATCGTCAGTGGGGTGGCTTATGTTCGGTCTGGTGCAGCCAATTATCTGGGCAGTACGGTTTTCAATACCGTGGGCACCTCTACCTATACTTCGTCTCCAAACTGCACCTTTAGAGTGATCGAAGGTTGCGGCGCGGGTGGAGGAGGTGGCGGCTCGAATACTGTCTCAGCCGGCTCGTGTTCTGCGGGTGGGGGCGGAAGTAGCGGCGCGTGGGGCCGAAAGCTCATTGCAGGCCCGCTCGCGCCTCAAACGGTCGTTATCGGGGCGGCCGGTCAAGGTGGCGCTCTCGGCTCGAGCGGAACACCCGGCGGCTCGACGACGTTCGGCTCGTTGATCACCCTACCAGGTGGCCCGGCCGGGACGGTCGGTCTCATAACTTCCGTACCAGCTGTGAGCAGCAGTTCGTTTCTCGGTACTTCTCCCTCTGGCGTCGATTATGGCTCTGGGGGGGGCGCCACCTATGCTGGCTTCAATCTTCAATATTCGGCGATCGGCGGCGCTGGCGGATCCGGACCTTATGGCACCGGAGGAACTGCGGCTGGGCAAAACGCCGGAAGCTCGAGCAATCCTTCCAATCTCGCCGGCGCGAATGCTCTTGGTTACGGGGCAGGCGGGGGTGGTGCATGCAGCATCAACACCACAGGCGTCGCAGGCGGCAACGGCAGCCCGGGCCTTCTAATCGTCCATGAATA